TGATAATGGAAAAGCCATAACAATAGCAAAAGATGGTACTGCTGTAGGTGTAATTGGTACTGAAAAATGGGGAATTGGTACTGCTACACCTGCGTTTGCTAGTGGAAGTGGTTTAGAAATACAAAAAGCAGGAATAGCTACATTAAGATTACAAAATTCAAATAGCAAGTCTGTAGAATTAACACAAGACGCAGATTTTAAAATAGCGTCTATGAATAGTAGTTCTAATATATTATTTATACCTACTGAGAACGTAGGAATTGGAAATACGAATCCACAAGCTAAATTACATATCACTGGAACTGAAAACACAGACGATACAAAATTATATTTAACTGAAAATAATAGTCTTTTAGGAGGATATTTTAAATATAATGGTGACGCTAATATAAATTTTATAGGGGGGTTAGATACCACTGAAAAACCAGTAATCAGGTTTCCTAGGGATGGAAGCGAGTTAAGGTTTTTAACTTCATCATCAGAGCGTATGAGACTGGATTCTAACGGTAACGTAGGAATTGGAGTTGAACCTGAAACAGATTGGCACTCAACTTATAAAGCATTACAATTAAATACAGCTAGTGCTTTTGCTTCTTATGGAAGTGGTACAACTTTTGGAACTGTTATATCAACTAACCAAAGAACAGTTGGAAATACTTTTGTTCAGAATAATAAATATATAGCTTCAGCACCTGCACAGTTATATTTACAAGATAATTCAGGTAATCATATTTGGTACAATGCACCTTCAGGTACAGAAGATGACACTATTACTTGGTCTGAACGTATGGTTATAAATTCTAGTGGTTTTGTTGGTATTGGAACGACTAGTCCAAAACATTATTCAGGAACTACTGGTACAGTTTTATCTTTGCATAGTGCAACTCATAGAGGTAT